CGCGCCGCCGAGATGCAGCGGGTGATGGAGGCGCTGGCATGAGTGAAGCCGTCGCCCTCACTTCCAAGCAGCTGCAGGCGCAGCTTTCGCAGCAATGCGAAGCATCTGGCAGCAAAGCCGCCTGGGCTCGCAAGCACCGCATCCCGCTTTCGCAAGTGTGCGAAGCCATCAGCGGCACCCGCGGCGTGCCCGAGAGCATCATCCTCGCGCTCGGGTGGGTGCCAGTCACCCGCTACGTGCCGGTCCGGAGGGGCGCCTAGATGGCCGTCTACATGATCCGCGCCGGCGAGGATGGGCCTGTCAAGATTGGGAAGGCTGTCGACCCGATCGAGAGGATGGCGGTCCTGCAGACCTACCACTTCCTCACGCTCCACATCATGCGGGTGTTCGAGGGCGGAGAGGTTGAGGAGAGGGCGCTGCACCAGCGTTTTGCCCGCCTGCGGATACGGGGCGAATGGTTCGCCTTTGCCCCCGAACTGCAGGGCGACGTCGGCTTGCCTGAGACGACGGTGGAAGCCATCACAACGGCGATTGCCGACCCCTACAAGGCGGTGCCGGTGGGCTTCGACAAGATGTGGTGGCGGCAGGCGGTGAAGGCGTGGCGCACCGGCGACAAGTCGGGCGACCCGTACGAGATCTATCAATGGATCGTCGACCAAGGATACGCGCCAGCTCCGCTGCCTGACCTGTACGTCCCGACCAATGGAGGGCCGGCATGATGTGCATCCACATCCTCGTCATCTGGCTCCTCGTCGACGTGCTCATCGTCGTCCTGATGTGGAGGTGAGCATGACCCTCGCCCAGCGCATCCGCGCCAACGCCGCGCTGCTCGACATGATCGTGCGCCGGCCCGGTCACCCGCCGGCGAAGCGCTTTCTCGGCAGCCTCGTGGCCGACCTGCTGCGACAGGCGGCAGAGGCCGAGCTGCTGGAGCGCCAAGTCATCCAGACCCAGAAGGAGGCAGCGTGAGCGACATTCCTCTGGCCCGCGGCCTCGTGGCCGATGTCGCCAGCACCCTCAAGGCTGCCGGCCAGGCTACCGAGGCAGCCATCCTCGAGCGGGCCGTGGCGCTCATGACGCGCCGCCCGCCGGCCCGCCGCCGTGCCCCGGTGCGCAGCGCCGCGGTGTCGGCGGAGGATGCGGCCGCGATCCGCGCCTACGCGCACTCGCACCCCTCGGCCTCGCTCCACGCCATCGCCCAGATGTTCGGGACCAACCCCGGCCGCATCTCGGAAGCCATGCAGGGCGACCGCTGATGAGCCGGATCGACACCTGGATGCCGCTCTACATCGGCGACTATCTGGCCGACACACGGCGCCTCACCACCACCGAGCATGGGGCCTATCTGCTGCTGCTGATGGAGCAGTGGCGCCGAGGCTGGCTGCCCGATGACGACGTGCAGCTGGCCCGCATCACCGGCCTGCGCATTGAGCAGTGGCGCCGGTGCGCCGGCACCCTCCGTTGCTTCTTCGATGCGGGCGATCTGCCGGGCACGATCCGCCAGAAGCGGCTCCACGCCGAGCGTGAGAAGGCCATCGCCCTCAGTGCCAAGCGTGCAGAGGTGGCGGGGAGCAGGTGGTCGAATTCTGGCGCCCGCGGGGGCACTGGCTCCGAGCCTAAGCCACTGAAAACAAAGGAGGCGTCTGATGCAAATGCAGAGCAAAAGGAGCCATTTTGCATAACACAATCACAATCACCTTTACCAAGGAAGGAAGAGATAGAGCCTAGCGGCTCTATCTCACGCGCGATGCGCGTGCGAGCGAGCGACGCATTCGACGCCTGGTGGGATTTCTACCCACGGAAGGCGGGCAAGGACGCGGCCCGCAAGGCCTACGCCATGGCCCTCAAGCGCGGCGCCACCGACGCCGACCTCGCGCTCGGCCTGCAGCGCCAGCGCTGGCCCGATGAGGTCCGCTTCATTCCCCACCCGGCGACCTGGCTGAACCAGGGCCGGTGGCAGGACGACCCCGACGCATCAGCCCCCAGCCGGTCCAAGGACGACTGGATTTACGACGACGCCAACTTCACCCGGGAGCCACGGCATTGAACGCGATCACGCAACCCGCTCAGCCGGAGCGCATGGCAACGGCCGAGGACTGGGCCACCCTGCTGCGCCCGCTGCTCGTGGCGCTGAACAACAAGCCCACCCAGCAGGACTTCATGGCCCGGGCCTCGGTGATCGCCTTCGCCCTGCCCGACGTGCCGGTGTCCATGCTCACCGGCTGGCGCCAGCGCGACGTGGTCCGGGCGTTCAAGTTCCTCCCCAGCCCGGCCGAGGTCGAGGAGTGGCTTGGCGATGCGCTGAAGACCGAGCGGCGCCTCGCCAAGCCCGACCAGCGCGCCCTGCCGGCGCCTGCCCCCGAAGCCCGCGGCCCCCGCACGGTCGAGGAGATCCTGGCCGTCCGGCAGACGGTCCAGGCCTTCATGGCCGAGCGCAACAAGGCGCCGGGCAGCGCCGACATGCCGCCGGTCCAGCCGCGCTACCTGACCGACACCCAGCTCATCGCCGCCCTCGAGCGCGACATCGCCGTTGGCGGGCCAGGCGTCGAGGCCTGCAAGATGCGGCTCCGCGTGCTCAAGGCCCGGCAGCAGGAGGCACGGGCATGAGCGAGCAGCAGCAGCCCGACGCGCCGCGCCAGCCGATCCCTTGGCGGGAGAAGCAGGCCGCCTACGAGGCCAAGCGAGCGGCGTGGGACCAGGGCCAGCGCCTCGTCGAGGAAGAGCGCATTGCGAAATTCGGGAGGGGCAAGTGAGCGAAGACGATGAGGCCTTCATGGCCGCTTTCCGCGACGCCTGTCACGAGTGCATCGCCGCAGCTCGCCGCCTCAAGCCTCGCATCGCGTCGGGTGATCGCCAAGCGCTGATTGAGTTTGGACGGATTGCCGGCACCGCGATGGGCAAGGCAGGCGCGACCGAGTGGGAAGGCGCGCATTACGCCGAGCGGATCCTGCTTTCGGCCCTTGCGGAGCATCAGGCATGACCGCCGCCCCTCGCGCGCACGAGGCACAACCGTTGGCCGAAACGCGCGCGGGCCGCGAAACCCACCCGGCGCTGGCCCTGCTGCGGGCCGGCCAGGTGGCCGAGGCCATCGCCTACCTCCGCGAGCACGACGACCACCCGGCGGGTCTGGCGCTGCTGGAGGCCGGGTTCGCGGACTATGCCGAGACGGTTCTGGTCGGACGGGCAACGACCACAGAGAACGCGCCAGGAAGGCCGCAGAGGGCTCGACAGGGTGTTGCGGCTGAAAAGGGGGGTGAAGCCGCTGGCGACCCCTTCCAGGCCCAGGAAATGGCATGTCAGAGGAGGCGAGCATGAGAGCCCCCGACTGGTTCGAGGCCGAAGCCCATCGCTGGCGGGCGCAGGTGGTCCGCGCCTGGCTGATCCTCGCCGTGCTGGCGCTGTCGGTCGTGTGCGTGTGCTGCGGCGGCGTGGCGCTGCTGATGCAGGGGGCGGGGCGATGAGTGAGGGTACGATATCGACTGAGCATCACAAGCTGCGCCTGTCCCCTGAAGACGCGGCCCTGCTTTGGGGCGTGGTCGAGGGCTTTTTGATCCGGAACAAGGGCAAGCAGCGGTGGCCGCGGCTGGAGCGCATCCTGTTCGATCTCGACGTCATGATGCGGAAGCAGGAGCCCACTCCATGACCGACCTCCCGACTTGGTACTGGCTCGTGGTCGCGGCCTTCAGCCTCGGCGCGCTGATCGAGGAATGCGACCGGACGGGGAAGGGGAGGGGGCGGTGAGCGATATGCCGGACGATTGGAGAGCGTGCCCATTCTGCAACGGATCGCAGGCGCTGGAGGTCGGCGACGCCCATTTTCCGCAGGACGACATGGATCGACTTCTCACGGTCCATTGTTGCGCTTGCGGGGCACAGGGGCCAGCCGCGTTCACGGAAGACGAGGCGATCCGCCTCTGGAACTGCCGAGGTGGGCTCAGTGACGACGCCATAGCGGGGGACGAGGCATGACCGTCGCGCTGAAAAGTCTTGACACAACCCGGACCTATCCCGTATCGGCAACGGAAGCGGTCTCGGGAGCCTCGCGCCCCCAGGACTGCGGCAGCCATTCCGGCCGCTGGTACTGCGTCGAGACCGAGCGGGGCCGCGAGACCGAGGTCCGCGACCGCCTCGAGGACCAGGGCTTCGGTGCCTTCCTGCCCCTCGTCATCGCCCTGCGCCCGGTCAAGCCTGGCGTGATGCAGGCCAAGGCGGTGCCGGCCTTCCCGGGCTACCTGTTCACCCGGTTCGACGCCCGGACCAGCCAGTGGCGGTCAATATTTTACACGCGCGGCGTCAAGAGCCTCTTCTGCTCCACAGCCCACGCCCCGACGCCGGTGCCGCAACGCCAGATGGATGTGCTGCTGGCCCTCGGCTACGACCGGCCCATCGTCGAGGATCCGCGGCCGGCGCTGCTCAAGGCCGGGACGCGGGTCAGGGTGATGGAGGGCGCGTTCACCTCGCACGAGGGCGTCTGCGTCTGGGACGACCGGCGCCGCGTCGCGCTGCTGATCGATATCTTCGGGCGGTCGAGCCAGGTCGAGATCAGGCGCTCCGCTGTGGAGGCTGTCTAATGGCAGTCCGTGACCCCAAGACAGGCCGGTTCCCTCCCGGAAATGGCTCCGGCTGGGGCGGCCCTAAGCGGGGCGAGAGCCAGACCGCCGGCCGCGTCGCGGAGTTCCAGCCCATGAGCAACGACCCGGAGATTGCCGCCGCCCGCGAGACCCGCATCGCCGAGCTCAAGGAGCATCTGTACGGCTTGGCGAAGTCGGCTGAGCGGCAAGAGACGCAGCTGGCCGCAACGGTCGCCTACCTCAATCGGGAGCTCGGCACCCCAGCCGCCTCCCTCAATGCCCGTGTCGACGGCGAGATGGGCGTTACTATGCAGATCGTGAGCGGCGTTGAGCGGGAAGAGGATTGATCTCGGGTACCGGGCACGCGACCCCTTCCGGCCATTCCATCGGCGCCGGCAGCGTTGGGCGTGCCTCGTAGCCCATCGCCGCGCCGGCAAGACCGTGGCCTGCGTTGCCGATATCGTGGACGCGGCGCTGCGCTGCACCAAGCCGTCGCCCCGCTTCGCCTACGTCGCGCCCTACTTCGTGCAGGCCAAGGACGTGGCCTGGGGCTACCTCAAGCGCTTCTGTGCCCCGATCCCCGGCGTCTCGTTCAACGAGGCTGAGCTGCGGGTCGACCTGCCAGGTGATCGTCGCATCCGCCTGTATGGCGCCGACAACTACGACCGGCTCCGCGGCCTCTACCTCGACGGGGTGATCCTCGACGAGTACGCCGACATGCCGCCAGCCGCTTGGGGCGAAGTCATCCGTCCCGCCCTGGCCGACCGCAAGGGCTGGGCCGTGTTCATCGGCACGCCCAAGGGCCGCAACCTCTTCTACGACGTGTGGGAGAGGGCGCAGAACGACCCCGAGTGGTTCTCCATCAAGCTGCGGGCCAGCGAGACCGGCCTGCTGGACCCTGACGAGCTCGCCGGCGCCCGAGCCGAGATGACGGCCGAGCAGTACGAGCAGGAGTTCGAGTGCTCATTCGAGGCGGCCATCCTCGGCGCCTACTACGGCAAGGAGCTGGCGGACGCCGAAAGGGCAGGGCGGATAGGCGTGGTGCCGGTTGATCCGGCGCTCCCCGTCCACACGGTCTGGGACTTGGGCATCGGCGACAGCACCGCGATCTGGTTCTTCCAGGTGGCGGCATCTGAGGTCCGGGTTGTCGACCACTACGAGAACCATGGCCAGGGCTTGCCGCACTACGTCGCCGAGATCAAGGCGCGCGGCTACACCCTCGGCACCCACTACCTGCCGCACGACGCCAACGCCCGCGAGCTCGGCTCCGGGCGCACCCGGCTGGAGACGCTGCGGTCGCTGATGGGCTTCAATGTGCGGGTGCTACCGGCTCAGAGCGTGATGGACGGCATCAACGCCGGTCGCCTGACCCTCGCCAGCGCCTACTTCGACGCCGAGAAGTGCCGCGCCGGGCTCGAAGCCTTGCGACAGTACCGCGCCGAGTGGGACGAGAAGGGCAAGACCTTCCGCGACCGCCCGAAGCACGACTGGACCAGCCACACCGCCGACGCTTGGCGCTACTTGGCGATGGCTTGGCGCGAGATGCGGCCGGCGCCGAAGCCGAAGCCGCCGGTGGACAGCTGGTCTCGCGCCTTCGCACAAGGCACTGAAGAGCCTGTTGATGACTGGAGAATTGCCTGATCTAGGCCAGAATGAAACGAGCCGCTTCGGTGCTGGACACACCTAGGCGGCTCTGGCCGAAACCCGCTGGATAAGAGCGAGAATGGTTGAAGCATACGTACCCTATGATGGGGCGTGCGTCACGCGCGCTGAGGCTAAGGCGGCCGGGCTGCCGCGATACTTTACCGGAGAGCCGTGCAAGATCGGGCACATAGCCCAGCGGATCACCGCCAATGGCTCCTGCCGCATCTGCTCCAACGCGGGGTCTAACGCCTCGCACAAGGCCAACCCGGAGAAGGCAAAAGCGCATCGGGATGCTTGGCGAGCCGCCAACCGGGAGCGCCGAAACGCTACGGATGCGGCCCGGCGCAAACGCAATCCAGATGCGACGAAGGCCGCTTACCTTCGGAACAAAGAGAAGATCGCGGCCTATCAGCGAGCC